CGTTAGGTAATGAGTAAAATTCACCCCTACATTATACACTCTACATATATCTACATTAATCCACAAACTATACACCTACCATATATTGTCCATATTACTATTAAGATTAATCCTACTATACAAAATATCAATTTTACCTTTCATCATTATCATCTCCTGAACAAATTACTGCAAATAACAACGCCCAAATAACAAGTGCTCCAAGTACGCATACAACAGTCATTTCTATTCCCCATATCTTAAAAAACCATCCCATGGATAACTATAATATCCGCTAACTGAAATTTCATTACCTGTTTGATCCCCTGTTTGTCCTCCATAAACTCCACCGAATTCATTGATATGTGCACCAACGTTCATATTCTCACCTATATAAATCTCAGTGTGAGAAGTAATATTCAGTAAGATATCTCCACGTAACAAACCATTGGAAGTGTTACCGCCTCCCGCATGCCATACAAAACCAGCATTTGTAAAATCTGCAATCATTGATTGCGTATTCCCAGCAGGAACAGGAATATCAAAACCTGCATTATGAAACGCCCAATAAACCAAACTTGAACAGTCGTAATCTGGGCCATTTCTTGAACCCCAATCATAACCATGTGAATCATCGTTTGCAATATCAATTGCCCATTGAACAGCTTGTTCTACAGTTCCATTTGAAGCTACAGAACCACCGCCTCCGTTGATAGAACCAGCATTAAGATTTTCAACAGAAAGCTTAGTGAATATATTTGTTTTAGCCCACGAATAACGCCCACGACTTCGTATGTATTGATTATCTTCCCAAGTTCCCTCAGGTTTAAATCTATAGAAATCAGCATCGTTGAAATAGATGTAACCATCTGCACCAGTCGTTCCGACGTAAGCATTTGTAATACCGTCTTTAGTTGTCGCACTAACAATTTGAAAGTCAGCCATTAAAGCCCCATTCTAACGATATCCCTGAATTGGTTGTTCAACCGCATGTTTTCGTATCTGACACATCCGAGATCATATGCCTGTTTCAAACTTTTAAGATTGACGCTTGACTTGAAGCCTTTCAGCAATAACGTATTCGGCTGATGATCTTCTGTAGTTGCCGCGTATATTGTTCTGCACTGTTTGTCAACATCATCTGAAATTACATAACAACCGTTCTTATAATCTTTCCATACGCCAATCATACTATCATAATATGAAAGTGTAAACTGATATTCTGATTCCCTTGATTTTTTCATAATGAAATTAGGGTTGTCTCTTAGGAATTTATTTTCAGCGGCATAAGCTGCATAGGCTGTTCCCTCAATAGCTTTATAGAACCTTGTTTTCTTTTTAGCTTCTACAAGCTCAGGGGGAGCTACCATCTGAACAAGAAAATCATCTCGTGTCCATATATCTTTCTTGTACGGAATCTGCAAACCGAACGTATCCATATATGGATCAGACTGCGATATGGCGTTACCTAGGAAGAAACAAATAACGTCGTAATCTTTTGTACCCGGTCTTGCTATAGATTCGTAAAGCTCTAAGAACGCTGTAACTTCATCAGGAAGATAAGTTTGATACCCCTTATCGATTTTATATTCATCGAATATTATGTAACGAACATTATCTAATGCATCAGATTTTAGTTTTCGTGCCGTGGAAACAGCTTGTGCATACCCGCATATTTCTTTATCGATATGCAGAACGTTAGATTCAGCCCATAGCAAATGACCGTCGAATTCTGTTTGAACCGCATTGAATAGCCTACCGCTTTTTTGAGTTGTCAGCTTCTTCAATTCTTCGTCAGACCTGCGAACGTACATATAACGATAACCTTTTTCAAGGTATTTTTCGGTACACCATTTCAACAGACCATATGTTTTTCCAGCTCCGCGAATACCGAGTATGAAATTAAAAAGCCTGTTATACGATACCGTATTTCCTATGTCCCAGTACTTACTCATGTAAAGTCCTAAACCAATGCGGGCATCCCAGATCACATAAAGAGACGGGATGCCCAATTTGTTTTAAGCTAACTGATCTGTTATACACCAAGCGGGTTAGGCTCCTAGAATGACTGCGACCTTTTCACGGGTAACCCCGCAGCACATTGACATATTAGTACAGTATCAGCGCCCGAAACCATTATATCCGATCGGTTAAACCACGTCAAGTTTAATCTCGAGACCCTCGAGCTTTGCAGCTACGGCATCCGCTACTATCTTACCTACTTCCTCAGGATCAACGCCCATGCTGCCCGCAAGAGCCTCGATTGCAGCAGCCATTGCAGTACATTGCGTTTGCAGTTCTGCAAGCTGCGGCACCGTATTGTAGTAGAGCTGGTAGAACGGGGTAGGCTGATTGGAATAATGCCATTCCCATACTGCTTGTCCGATTTCATCCAACGTGTACATGATCTCTTCTCCTTTTCCGTCGTAGTTCGGTCTGAAAAACGCTGTGAAGTAATTTCCTTGATTGTTGCGAGTAACGCGCGTCACTTTTGAAGTCGTGTTACTTCCTCCGTAGTTACCCTCAATGGTGCCGAAATACCCGTTTTTGTTTGCATCTATTTCCGACCACTCGACCATGCCGATATGATCCATCCATCCTAGATCAGATCGACCGTCCCAGTTGAACGCCACCAAGTCTCCCGCTTGCGCTTCCCAATCCTCTACGCGTTTCAACTGTCCGACGATCCCAGATACCGCAGCGCTCGATTCCCATAGCGAGGGATCTATCGCATCTTTGACGTAACTTTGAAACAACGCGCACCAAGGCGTATTATCAGGCCAACCGTAATGTGAAGTGAACATCCTGCCGTTAAGACCGATGTACGATGCAGCTTTAGCTACTGCTTCGCTAGCACTTGCCATAATATCACCTCGCTAACCTGTGATAGATACTTCGTCTTTTGTTAACGGCCTAGGAATTTGAATAGGGAGTTCAGGGTCGCCGTCTTTCCTTGTGTTGTCGGTGCGGCGTATCTCAAGCCCTGACATTGGGTCGATAATCTTATCTTCCATGTTACTTCTCCTTGGTTTTCTCGAACAATTGTAACAACCTGCTTCCACACAGTTCAGGGTAGATGCTTCCTATATTCTCTATTGTAGAACCTACTTCCATTATTACGATTAGAACGCATGCTGGAACGAACAACGGAACAGTGAAACCCAGTTCGGGAATATGCAGAACGAATACCTCTAGAAGATATGCAACAACCATAACGAATATAAGAGCGCTCTTATGGAAGATTCCCTCCCGCATCTTAGTAGAGTTGAAAGCCTTGTTTTTCAAAGCAGCCACCACACCAGTAATTATATCTAGAACCATGAAGCATAGTGCAGCGGTCATAGCCCATAGCATGTTTTCCATTAATACCACCTATCCGATATATTGAAGTTTACACCGCTCATATATAATTTTCTTTGGTCATTGAAACCGAACTCCAAAACCATTTCACCGTTAGGTGATACAGTTAGGATATTCAGATAGCTCATTGGAACGCAATCATCAATTGATGCGTATACGCAAACAGGAATTGAAACGATCTTGTTCGGTCTAACTTCCTCTGGAAGAGTTGCGAACACCGTTTTAGCAGTATAACTATCAAAGTCGAAGTCTCCGAGTACTTGAACGTCATTTGTACATGAAAGCATTACCACGTCGGTATCCGCAACGACTCCCGAGGACGGTATCAATTGATACCGTCCTTTGAAGCTAGTCCAAAAGTTCGGATTGCCTTTGTCGGGAGTGTCGGCCATACTACCTACTCATAATAGCATTGTAAACGGCCGCGGTGATGGGAGTATCGCCATACGACTTATTGTTGATCATGCACGGTGAAATATTGATGAAAATACCAGTTCGAACCGGAATCGTAGCCCAAATGGTCAGATCTATGCTCCCATCCGTGTTAACGTCTATGGTTACAGTGTTAACAACAGTATTCACGTTTCCGCTTGCTACAGGATCAATAACCGAAATACCAAGTGAGTTAACGGTGTATTTTTCAGACGGAGGGAATTTTACCATTCCAGGGAACTTGATAGTCGTCGCAATACCAGAATTGGTGTGCTTGATCGTTCCCGAAAGATACCCGTAGACTTTCATCCACGATCCGTCATTAGAGCAAATGCATTTCAAATTTCCAGCACTCAGTACAATGTCGCCTGTAGGAGAAACGGTTACGCTTGAATCGGTCGCATCTTTTTTAACTACGTTTGCAGGGTTGAAAGTAAGCGAATTGGTAATAGCGTTCGCTGCTGAATTAGCAGTAGTCGCCAACGCGCTAGCCGCGCTTGCAGCGTTCTGTGCAGCCGTAGCGGTTTCACCCGCTGTATTGGCTACCTGCGAAACGTTTGAAATGTTGGTTGCATTCTCGGTTGCCTTAGCTTCGACGGCGGTCAAGCGCTGTTCCTGCGAACCCGAAGATTCCGCATTCTCATGCATGGCTGTATCTATTTCCAGGAAAGCCGCGTTCATGTCGCCAAGGAAAGTGGGTTTGTCCGCTGCCACCCATTGGGGCAGATCGTAGTTAGGGGTTTTGTTAGTAGAAGCCATTTCGTTATCCTTTCGTTAGGCTGCCGTATAGTTTGTGAAATCGAAGTAGTAAGCAGTCCATCCCAGATCATCGAACGTTTGAGCCGTGTACTCCTTTGCATCGAAGCCACCAGCGTTCCAATCGGAACGATGGAAGTTAGCAAGCTGCTCTATCATGATCTGGTAACTGCACAGTTCGCCCGTAACAGGCGAGAAGCCTCCATGGTTGAAATCGAATTGCAGAATCTCCTTGGAATAAAGGTCGAATTCCTTAGCCGTGTATCCAACTGCGTCCAATTGCTGGGCTGTAAGACCGTTCCCGTCGAACTCGGTAACAGTCTGAGCGCGGTAACGTAGCCAATGGTATACACGGTTAACGACGATTCCCACATCTTCGCATTTTCCGCTAGTCGGGTCGAAGATGCCGCGATTGAACCTGCACACGAGTTCGTTGATCAGCTCCATGATCTTGGTTATCTGCCAATCGATATACACCTTGTTCGCAGCGTCGCCCGCAGCTATCAATCCTGCAAGCTCGCTTCTGATCATCGCCGTTACCGAATCGGTGTAATCCTTAAGCTCCTTTGTCTGCCTTATCTGATCGGCATCGAAATAAGCCTTAAGATCGGTGATACGCTGATTGGCATCGTTGATCTGATTTTGAAGCGATGTAATAGCCTTATCGATCTGATCGAGAATCGGGTTAAGCTCCGTCCAGTGTACTACGTCCTCATCCGCTTCAGCAAGAGCTATCATTAGGTTCAGGAGTTTCAGGATGGTTTCGTAATACGATAGGGAATCATCGTAGGCAGTAGGCAAACTGCGATTCATCGCAATGAAGTTACGCATACCTGTTAGTTGGGTTAAAACATCTGATCTGTTCATTTTACACCTCCTTTACCAGATCTGCAAGAAACAATCCGCAAGTTCTCGGTTTCGGATTATCTCATAGTCAATATTAAGAAATGTTTCTCGGTATGTCAATAGCAATTTCGATTGCGAATCGTTGTACCCGTATTCGGTTTCATCATGTGCTAGGTTGTGAGTGTCCGTGTTCGAATAGTTACCGCTCGATTCGGATGACCCGTTAGCTGTCCGTTGGTTCTCATCGAGCGTTACATTGGTTGCGTACTTCAATCCTTTTATCTGGTTGGGTATCATTTCGGACTGCGGAGTGTCGCTGAATACGCTTTGATTGTCATCGCTGATCGTATCTTCCGAACTTCCCTGATTCGAAGCCGTCCCGCTTGCGGTTCCCTTGTAATCGTCTGTGTAGTTTTTAATCCTTGAAAACTGGGTAAGCGGCTCCAAGTTCTTGGCGATAACCTCGCTTTCGTATAACTGGTTGTAATACGGCATGATTATGTACATCGTATCTCGGACGAACCAACGGAACTGCCCCATCGTTTCTCCCGCAATCTCCCTGAACCAGTAATGGCGAATTATCTTGTTGTTCAGAATCTTACGATATTCTTCGCCGCCGCTTTTGAATATCGGGTAGTCTGCCAAACCGATTTTATCGTATATCTGAGGCCAATTATTTTCGTCGTGCTTCAGCCCCATATCATCTAAGCATTGATCTACGATAGTACATAACTGCACAGTATATTTAGACATGTCACTCACTACCTTTCAATGCAGTTTTGAAACGTTTCCATAAACTACCGCCATCAGAAGATGAACTTTTCATTGTTTCTACTGGTGTGTTTATATCGCTTCCATCGGCTTTAATGTACATTCCCGAACGGAAATCTACATCCATGTTCAACCCGAACATTTCATTGACTTCTCTACAGAAAAGCTTTCTGGCATTCAATCGGGTAAACCTGTGACCCTCAACGTCTCCCATGTTAGCGTAGATTTCATCAGAAACTTGACGCTCTTTCTTGTCTGAATTCGTGTTTTCAATACCTATGAAAGATAAAGCTTCGTTGTATATCTGATGCTTGAGAATGTTATCTTTATCAGCAATGTAAGGCACTGTAAGATCAAGAACCTCGATGTTCGATAATTGCAAGTCCTTGTCAGCCCAAACATAGGGCATGAAACCGTCTACGTTCATAAGCATGTTCTGGTACGTCATCTTCTGTTTTTGATCGCACTTTACAACACGGCTTGTTTTCTGCTGCTCGATGTTAACGTCAATGCACCTATCCAAACGCCACAGACGTTTCGCATAACCCTCCAATTTAAGGAACGTGGGAGTACGGGTATTGTTGTTGAAACATATAACCGAGTTGTTTATGTCGCATTTGATAGTAGCATGTTTAGGGTCAACAGAAAACGCGGTACGGTTCTTGGGAATGTTGTATATATCGAAACCGCCCTCTAGCATAACCTGCATGATGGCATAACCATCAGGGCTTCGCTGTTCAGGGTCGCTTTTGATTCCCTCATCGTAGAGGAATATGCAATGACCGTTTCTCAAAAGCCACCATTCAATTTGACGTTCGTTGATTCCCTCGGGGAGGTTCTTCCATTCGAATACCGACAAAGCAAGATCGAACAAGTCCCATAGATAGCCTAGATACGTGGAATCGTTCAGCCAATCTGTTTCCTGCTGCTGCGAATTCCCTTTAATCTTTTTAGGAATGCTTCCGTCTGGTAGATAAAAGCCTGTATACATATCATCACCGTTTCCCTAAACAATCGAATTGGATAGCGAGTAATTTCCCACATCGTCAGTATGCCAAAAAGTAACCCCGCGGTCAAGAAGCGCATTTATGGCCGCGAGATAATCCGATGGAACTTTTCCGCGTGCGTTGGCGCCTACCGTTTTAACGTAGTTCCACGACTGCCGCCCTGTGAAGTTGGGAACCTTGGTTTCGGAAACGAGGTAGCCGAAAGCGCTCAGATAATCGTCTGCCATCTTCGCGAACTCGGCTCTTACGCAGTAACGACGGAAACCCATCGTATAAGACCCTATGTTGATAAGCGGCGTTGACGAATTGGTACCGCCTTTGGCGGTGTTCGGGGTCTTACTCATTTTCTGCACCGATGCGCTTGCATTGACAACGTCCATTACTCCGCCTGCAAAATCGCTTATCATACTTAGAGGGTTCAACGAAGCAGCAGAATTAGCAAGATTCATAGCTCCTGCTCCGTATGCTTGATAAAATGGTAAATCGGTAAGGCTGTTCAATTGGTTACCGAACAACTCGAAGTTCGATTGCCCCTGCATATTAGCCCATGATTGGTAAACCCAACTGCAAGACGGGTATTTAGGCAACGATACGCTACCCTCTAAAAACCTGTTAACACCGTTGTAATTCAAAGGTATGTACATCAGCGTACTGTTCTGATCTACGCCACCTGTTTTCTGTATGCTAGCAGTTCCGTATGTGTCGAAGAATTCGAACCGCAATTGCTGAACTGAACCTATGAAATTGTTAATTTCCAGATATTGAAAAGGATAGCAGAACAGCTTATTGTTCTTTGGAACGTAACCATCAAGCGAAGATATCGGAGGTGTATAATTAAGCGTCTCGCTTTCGGTTCCTCCTGCTTCCGTCGCCTGTATCCATGTACCCCATCCGTCATCTTTTGCTACAGTGTTTCCCTTTACGAAATCGGGAACCATGTAAACGGCGCTCACAGCGTCTTGCTGACCGTTGTCAGAAAGAGCGTTCATGTAATCTTTTAGATCATTCATGTTTGTAAAGTTAGTAAGCATTGTTCCTGAACCAACGCCATTGTACATTGAACCGGCAACATTGATATAACCGCCTGACTTCAAAGGTTCAGCGCAGCTAGCCACTATAACCGAATCAGTCATTTCGTTGTTATCTAAAGCAAACCAAGTACATTTAAGCTCCCCAGTATCCAATCCCTCATCTTTAAGATGAGCGCCTATGGAATCATCGTTTACATGCTCGCGTTCAACGAAACACGGCGGAACAGTGCAATCGAGAAACCATGTCTGCATGAAGTCATCTTGCAAGGTAAGACGTGAAGATGATTCGTTGACGTACTCAATGTTAGTGATAAACGAATAGAACCATTTATTACCGTAGTTGGCATTTTGAAACATGCAGTAATTATAACCATAAAGAATTTCAGCATTATACGGTACAACTATTGAATTGTTCTGACGCTGGTATGTAAAATCTGTTCTACCTGTACCAAGCCATGTCATCATCTTATTGTGCTGTTCGGTTTTGCTACCGAAATAACGAACGTGCCGATAAGAGTTATCAAACGGCACGTAACCGATATAAAGATTGGTGTTAGGCACGAAAGCCATTTAATCCTCCTAAACAAAAGGGCGCGTATTACCGCGCCCTTTAATCGATTACCGAATGTTAAGCGTTGACGGTAACGGTTGAGGTACCCTTTTTGGTGGGGTCGCCTACCGAAACTGCATTAACGGTAATGCTTGTTGCCGTCTCATCTTTCGCGACATGCAAAGTTCCGTTCTCTGGGTTGATCGTGGTTCCGCTAGAAATCTGCCCAGAAATATTATAGGTTACGTTCTGATTGATGATTCCCGTACCAGCCACGGTTGCGGTGAAAACTACGTTCTGCCCCTTGTCTACGGATGCAGTCGTGGGCGAAATGGTTACTCCCGTGATGCTCCATGCCTGCGAGGTATAGGCCACTGCCTGACCGAACGGGGAGATGGAGAACGTTTTCCAAGTGTGGTAGTTGTAATTCCAATACAACCCCTCGGGATTGTAAATCTCGGTCATCGTAAAGAAGTTATCCCAGATAGCCCAGAAGTCGCGGGAGGTCATAACCGCAGGAACGTTTTCAAGCAACGTCATCTGGTCTTGGTTGAATACCTCGAAATTGGGGTCTACTTCTCCCGTGTCGGGGTCTGTGAACAACTGAGTAAGCCGTTCCCAATCATGGTCAATAAGAGAATCGACGGTTACGATGCGTCCCATAAGCTCAGCATATTCGACATTAAACGCAGTAGCAAGAACGTTCATGTTCATGAGCGACTTGAAATCTGCGGTCATAATCAAATACTGATCCTCCCAGTTGGTGTGAGTGGTCACACCAGACATGGTGAATTTGGTAGACTGAAAACGAAGTTTCTCAGACTGTGCTTGAAACACGGTTGCAATATCGGTAGCGTTGGACTTATCAATGGGATTGGGGATAGCGACGGGTTGAATGTATCCGTTGAGAAGCGATTTAGCAAGCATGTATTTCATCACGTAAAACTCATCAGTGGATGCCGCAGTATACATCGAATCAACGATGCGGGCGATGAGGTCGCTAATCCCAGTCCACGACAAAAACGCTTGGCGAAGCTGATCATTGGAAATGCTAACCTTATAGTATTTCTGATAATCCATGCGGTGGAAAGCCGCACGAACATCGGGAATCTGACGTTTGAATACATTAGCTTCGGCCTTGGACGGGCTGTAGCCAAACGGTTTTGCAAGGTTTACAAAGATTTCCTCTACCGTCTCACCCATTTCGAGATAGCCGCGCTTAAACATTGCCCACGGATTATCATACAGCTTTGATGTAATTATTGTCATACCGATTCGATTAGCCAACGCGTTTAGAAAAGCGTTCTGCGCGGGCTGGTAACTCATGACATATTCGCCGATATTATGAATGGTGTTAGTATCGTTGCCTACAATGTACACCTTATCACCATGCTCATCTACGCCCCTAGTGATAGCACCTCGGGCGAGCAACGGTTCTGCAAGTTCAGGGGTTTCGTTGATTACGGCGCTGGCTACAGCTACGGGGTCGATCTTAGCGGTCGCGGCCTTGATCTGATCTGCACTTGGTTTGGTTGCCATGTTGTTTCCTTTCTATGCCTGACGGTTCGCGAAAAGCTCCGCAAAGCTATGGGGCTTGTTGTCGTACTGGATATCTTTGTCTTGATCGCGTTTGATTTTATCGGGATCGGTGAAGAACCGATCAGCGTAACGCTTTTTCCAATCCTCGGCTTCTTGCTCCGCCTTTTGGCGCTTTACGATTTCCTCATCCAGTTCGGCTGCGATTCTGTCGCGTTCTTCCTGTGCAGCCGTTGCCGCGTCTTTGGTTTCATAACGTTCGTCAAGTTCTTCTGCTTCCTGGTCAAGCTTCGCAGCCATTTCAAGACGCGTGTCCTCATCGGGAGCTGTTGCTATCGCCCTCAGCGTTGGTTCCCATCTGCTCATTGTTTAGACCTCCTATCTCTAATAGTATAGACATCTTCTACAAGTATTGTACCACCTTTAACGTCTACAGGCTTCAATTTACCCGCGAATGAGCCGCCTACGTTAAAATTCTCCATAGAAACCACATTATGGCAGCGATACGGCATACCCGCACAATGTACGGTAAGTTCGCCGTTTTCCTCAAAGCAATAGGCTTTAGCACCTAAACCCTTAAAGCGATCGAACCTGTGTTCGAGCTTCCAAGCACCTAATTCGTTATCGTCTATCTTCATGCCTACGGGCATTTCCGCACCCTCGAAATAACAAGAATCGGTGTCCGAGTACAGCCAACGTGAGTAATTGTTTTGGGCGGCGGTTATCGTTTTCTTTCTAGCCCATGATGTAATGAAAGCTCCACAAGGAAGATAGATGGCTTCTGCATATTCCTCGTTCAAAAGCTTGTATTTAACTATTCCGTCATCATCAAGATATGGCATTCTCGATTGCTTTATAGGATTGGTAGCCAACTTACCGTACAAACAGTTAAGTGCAAACTTCGCAATGGTTCTCAAACCCGCATTTCCATCTTTGCTAGCCTGCACTTTTATCTTATTCCATTTATATACATAATCTTTGAAGAGCTCTGTAGACGCTTTGAATTTATACCCTCTTATTGCTCGATAATCCCCTACATCGTATTGCTTGAAAAGCATCTCAATATCAACAGAAGTTAAACACATTGTAACAAGGCCGTTACTATCTTTGATATATTCAGTAGGAACAAAACGTCCATTCCCCTTTAATTGTATACAAGGTATATGATCTGGTTTTACCTTAAAATCACATTCTACAAATTGTATATACAACGGGTATTCTTCATCGTACTCGTATTCCCCCTCATAATAAATCGGTTCTCCGTATGGTAGAAGTTCGCCATCTACCCCAGCCATGACCGATGGGTAAAGGGAGTTAACGTCGAAGCTTATACCCTCCCCCGTTACAACCCCCTGCTTTTCCTCTTTCATCGAGCAGAAACCGCCTTTATAGCACCCTCCCTCGCGTAGTTCCCTATCGTAATCTGGTTCGGGGAACCAATCCCTGAAACGGAGCTTCCCTCCTATCGTCTCCTGATAATCCTTAAATGCATTGCTCCCAGCCGTCATGCGCTTCATTCCCTGGTCGAACATTATTTTCAACGCCATAGCAGCAATCTTTACATCGTTGGATATATAGTCCTTTTCATCTTCGGTAAGTTCATGCCCTATTTCCCTAGGAGCTGCATAATCTAGATCTAGCTTGCTTATCGGTAAACCGAAAGCTTTAGGTATTGCGGCAATCGGTAGAGGTATGATCTTGAGACTGTCCAAGAACTCAACGCATTTGTTCTCGACGAACCATATTTTTATACTATACCATTGGTTCATGTCAGATATAAGAGTGGTAAAAGTCTTTTCGTCGGCTTCTTCTTTAACGGGTATCCATTTCCAACCGTTTTTAAGTAAGTATGAGACTATGAATTTACCATCGAATTTAAGGTTATGAAAATAAACCCTGCTACCAGAATTTACCTCGCACCATGAAATGAAATCATCTATATTATTTCCAAAGGCAAGTGCATCTGGTTCATTGACATTGCATGCTGCGAAAGCCCAAACCCTACAATCGTCCGCTGTGGTTGTTGTCTCAAAATCAGCGGCGTAACTTGCCATGTCATCATTGTAACCTTTCTCCAAGTAATCCCAACATAAAGAATCTAGCTGCTTATCGTTAATCGCTATCAAAAATCGCTCCAATCGAAAATAGATTTTCCACGGGGTAGCTTTCTTTCCTCGGCTTCGATCTCATCGTAAACCGTTTTCCAAGCTTCCTCTATGCGTCTCAATTTATCCTCTCTTGCAGTCGGATCGTAGATAAATTCTATGGTAAACTGCTCTTTTCCGCTATCCAATAATTCGATAAGCTTATCAGGGTAATTAGACTTGATGTAGCTAAGCATTGCAACAATCCTAGCTATCGTATTATCATATTCGCTGAATCCCCCGAACACCTGATAAAGTGCGCGAATGCAGTTATCGTAATACAGTTTAGCGCTTCCGTAGTCTGTTTTAAGCATTTCACGTTCCATGCTTTCTAAAAACTTACGCAGACTACCAGCGCTCATTTTTGAAGCTTTACGATTGTCAAGCTCTAACTCGTTCTGCTTTTTAGTCCCTATCCTGCCGACTGGTTTTTCTACAGTCTGCCTTTTCCTAGCCATCGAGCGCTTGCGATTCTTGACGCTCTTCAGAATTCTAAATTCCTCGCGTTCGTATTTGGTTACCAGACTGCCGTCATCCTGCCTTACAAGCTGCATAGCCCCAGGGCGCGATGCTCTGTTAAGCCTGTTAACCGTATTGCGCAGTTGCCTAGCCGTGGAAATCGAACTTTTAAGTTCGTTATAGTTAACCATCTTGGGCAACGTCTCCGCTGCGATAGGGTTGTTCTTCGCAACTTTTCTAACGGCGGCGTTGTATTTCCTCGCCGCCCTATCTAGTCTTTTTCGTTGATTTGCATTCCAACTAATATTATATTCTCGCGGCATCTGTAAACCTCGTTCGTTTTAAGATTTCTAACGTGAAAGCCCCTCGTTTCTACCAAACAATAAAGCTGCATAACTGCTATAAGATCGGTATCAATCTCAAAATGAAACCTGCGTTTGAAACTATCCCTCATCCAATCAATGCGCTTCTGCATCTTATCTGCAAAGCTTTCAAGATGCTTAGGAGATGAGAAAGAGAACTCGAAAAAACCATACCTCTTTCTGTAAGGAGATCGGGAAAGATCGTATTCTACTCCGTGTCTTGTGGGCATGATTCAACCACCTTTTTAATAAAAAATTCCTCTAATCCTTGAATGTTTGATATTATAATATCTGCAAACTTCATATAAAGCTCCAATACCAGTATCAAATTCTAAATTGTCAACAGTTATTTTCGATGCGCTACCTAACATATTAGTTTCTATAGTAACTGTATATTTCATTAGACCTCCTTGAAATGCTTGCTTGCTATCGGTATCATCTGGGAGTGCATGTAGTATACTATGCCCTCTTCATCGGGAGTGTGCGCTCTTACATGCTCCCTTACCTCGGCTCTATCGTCTTGCTTAAGCATGATCCTATCGTCTTTCGTAAACAGATATTCGATTCGACCGTCAGCGTGACGTAGGAAAACGCTCACACCCTGCGGAACTGGGTTGTTACCCCAGAACTTCTTTGCCAAGCATCGCGAGGATGAAGCATATACGAATTGGCAAATGAGGTCTTTATCGACTGTTCTTAGCATATCAGACCTATTGTAAGCCAAAGAAATCTCGCTCATTATCTTCTCCTAACGGGAGGGTATCTTAATACCCTCCCGTTTCAACTTGATATGCGGATTAATCTACTCGACTGCATCGAGGGTGAGCATGGTGCCCGCCTTTACTTTCTCGTTCTTGACGATAAGTTTGATGGGTTCTTCCCAAGTAGGCTCACCGAAGATGGCAATAAGCTTCTTTAACGCGGAGAACACTCCCACGGATACGCACTCGTAGCTTTCTCCGTCCTCGGCGATGAGGACGATGCGCGGAGCCTGTCCAAGCTCGCCCGTTTCCTCGTTGACAAGTTCGAGGGTTTCAGCGTAAACGTCTTTTACGACAATGGTCTTATTGATAAAATCACTCAGCTTGTGCGTTGGATGGTTAGACGCGTTGTAAGCCTTGATCTTAGAAGCTCGATCAACCGCCTTGATCGAGCAGAACGCACCTGCATCACTAGATGCAAGCTCGCGCACATCGTAATCACGGGAAGCGATCTCCACGGTGTCGTCAATTTTCACAAGTTCAGTATTCTCAGCCATTTTATAATCTCCTTAACTTAAGCCTTTACGTTTTCCTGCTCGATTTCCTGTGCCGTTTTCTCTTCAATCACCGTAGCGATCTCCATAAACTTTTCCACAGGAAGCGCATAGGTCTTGGAACCGATCAAACGCCATTTCACGGTAATGCCCTTTTTGAGCTTATTACCCGTCTGCTCCTGATAAGCCGCGCGAGCGCTAGCCTTTGTGATCGAAGTTCCCTCTACGTTCCACTGTGCAACGACACCGATAGACAACATGCCATCCTCGTCCTCCATCATGTCGTATGCTACCGCTTCATACATGTTCATAGTTCGCGTAATGTTGACACTCATTTTCAAAATTCCTTTCATCAGGTAATATATCAACAAGCCAAGTATAGCGGGTGACCAGCCCGCATTAGGTCGAGAAACCTCCTTTTCACCAAATCTTCACAAAGTTTGCCGCACTTAGGAAATCATGCTAGCATACGTTATCAGGGCGATAATCATACCTGCGATCATGCTCAAACTCATAATCGCACATAGCAGACCAATCCAAAAATCACGCCATTTCTCAAACATTGTGCTTTCTCCTTTTCTGTTAGATAGCTATCTATATTTACAACGCCTATTTTCCTCCTTTCTCTTTGGCGTTGTTGATGCCTTCTTGTATGGTCAACCAATTATCATATCTCCCATCAGTCAAACCCAGTACCAAACTAGTAATAGCCCACATAATAAAAAGTACAAACAATATAAGTGCTACAGGCCACGCAATCCAAGCTGAGACGATAGTCATGATCGCATAAAAGCCAACGCCGGTTCTCATTCCCAACTTCTTACCGTAACTCCAAGATGCGTAAGAGGATATTATCCATGCTATTATTCTCATTAAATTATCCTTTCTATAGATGTAAATCATGTTTAATCAAGTACGTAATCAAATATGTAAGACATAATATAATATCATCCATAACTTCACATTCGTTCTTGTAAGTAGAATGTCCCAATTGATACGCATATTTTTCGGCATTCATCAAATAGACGCTTAAATCCTCAGGAGGTAAAGGATATGGCATATTGTTATCGTTGAACATTATCATTACATTATCCTTTCATCGTACATTCTAGCATTTCTATCGATCTCAGACCATGAACAATCTATGTTACCTATATACAACAGATCATCTAAACTTTCTGCATCATTAGGAACTAAATAGTACTCATTTGTTATTGCGTTAAGAGCGATTTTACTATTTACAATATCAACGTATGGTATTTCCATAATGTAAATATGCTCAGATTCAAGATTCATGACAACCTCCTTTTTTTACAATCCATACGACTATCTATCATGTTACCTCCGATCTCGTTCTACTTCTATATTATGTCCGTTATTAACTATTTCAATAACTTCTGCATCAAGCCAATGACGAGACAGCACATCGTATATTTTCAATGCATTACCATAAAATTGTAAAACACTTTCTTCAAATATAGCTACTTCAATGTTATCATTATCAACTAAATATTTTCTAAGTTTCATTTATCCTCCTTTATTTATTGCTTCGATCTACTGATAAGTATACACCCTTGTTTTCCCCATCTGACTATATATGATATTAATTGGCGTTCTATATTTGTGTTCATAATGTGAATATACGCACAACTATTAATCAAA